TTCAGTGGGATGAATATCTTGAGAAACTAGGTTATTCTTACGAAGAGGTTTTTAGTGAAGTTGATAAAGAGTTTGTAGACTTCAAGCGTTCTGCACAGAAGGAAGTCAACTATCTGGTAAAAGAATTTGAGTGCCGTAAGGCAGCAGATTCTTATGCTCGTGCTACAACTTCTCGCACTGGTGTTTTGGACTGCACCAAACTTCATACTTACAAATATAATGAAGACCTGTTCAGGAAAGTTACAACTCTTGCAAACGGTAAGAATCATGGTCTTGTGTTTATTCTGGATTGGTCTGGATCTATGCAGAATGTGATGCTGGATACTGTCAAGCAACTTTTTAATCTTGTTTGGTTCTGTAAAAAAGTATCCATCCCTTTTGAAGTCTATGCCTTTACGAATGATTATCCTGTTGCATCCTATGATGAGAATGGTAAGGCAACTCTTCGCCAATCTTCCTATCAGAAGCGTGATGGTTTGGTTCAAGTTGGCGATTGGTTCTCTTTGATGAATCTTCTTACCAGCAAGGTGAATGGTAAAACTCTTGATGATCAGATGAAAAACATTTTTCGTCTTGCAAAGGCATTCTTTGGTGGATACTATGCTCGATATAGTATTCCTACTGGACTTAATCTGTCTGGAACTCCTCTGAATGAGACTATGATTGCTTTGCATCAGATTCTTCCCAAATTTCAGAAAGAAAATAAACTCCAAAAGGTTCAGTGTGTGATTCTGACTGATGGGGAAGCAGCACCCCTAAAATATCATCGCGAGTTTCATCGTAAGTGGGAGGATGGTCCTTATATGGGTGTGAATCATATTGGACCTAATTCATTTTTGCGTGATCGTAAGACTGGAAACACATATTCATTTGGTGATGCTTGGTGGACATTCACCGATGTTCTTCTTCACAATCTTCGTGATAAGTTTTCTACCGTGAACTTTATTGGTATTCGCGTTCTTGAGTCCCGTGATGCTGGTTCCTTTATTCGCCGTTATTGTGGATATTATGGGGATGAGTATGATAAGGTAATGAATTCTTGGAAGAAAGAAAAGTCCTTCTCCATTAAGAGTTCTGGATATAATACTTACTTTGGTCTTTCTGGAACTGCACTGTCTTCTGATAGTGAATTTGAGGTTGCCGAAGATGCAAATAAGACTCAAATCAAGAATGCCTTTGTGAAGAGTCTTAAATCCAAAAAAATGAACAAACGGGTTCTTGGTGAGTTTATTGAGTTGGTTGCCTGAACCACTTCCCAAACTGTCACAAGGGGCACTTACTTGCCCCTTTTTTGTCGCTATACTATGAGAGTTCAAGACAAAACAACCTAATTACATCATGCCTCGTAAAATTTCTGTGACTGACGAACAACTGATCGCTGATCTCCAATCTCTGTTTGGTTCTGATCTGAGTGCTGGCGATATTCGTGGTTATTGTGCTTCTCGTAATATGAATTATCAAACCGTAACTCGTCGTTTGGAACCTTTTAAAACTGATCGTGGTCGTTGGAATCTGGAAGTGACTCAAGAACGTGTTGAGGAGATTGAACGATCTTTCAGTGCTCCTGCAGTTCTTCCTGCTGCCGAACAAAACCTTATTCCTGATAAAGATGATACCTTCGTCAAGTTTGGTAATTTTAACGATATTAAAAAAATTATTTCTTCCAATCTTTTTTATCCGACGTTCATTACGGGTCTTTCGGGTAATGGTAAAACGTTCAGTATTGAGCAAGCGTGTGCTCAACTTAAGCGTGAACTGATTCGTGTCAACATCACCATTGAGACTGATGAGGATGACCTGATTGGTGGTTTCCGTCTTGTGAATGGTGAAACTGCCTGGCACAATGGTCCCGTGATTGAGGCACTGGAACGTGGTGCGATTCTGCTTCTGGATGAGATTGACCTTGCTTCTAACAAGATTCTGTGTCTTCAATCTGTTCTGGAAGGTAAGGGTGTCTTCCTCAAGAAAATCGGTAAGTTCGTCAAACCTGCTGCTGGATTCAACGTATTTGCCACCGCAAACACCAAGGGCAAGGGTTCTGACGACGGTAGGTTCATTGGCACCAACGTGCTCAACGAGGCGTTCCTAGAGCGTTTCCCTGTGACCTTTGAGCAGTCCTATCCTGCCCCTGCAATCGAGCAGAGGATCCTTGAAGGCATCGCTCTGGATCTTGGTGTGAAGGATCGTGACTTCTGCAAGCGGTTGGTTGATTGGGGGGATATTATCCGCAAGACCTTCTATGATGGTGGTATTGAGGAAATCATCAGCACTCGCCGTTTGGTTCATATCATCCGTGCCTACAGCATCTTCAACGATAAGGCAAAGGCAATTCAAGTCTGTGTGAATCGTTTTGATGAGGAAACCAAGACTGCTTTCCTTGAACTTTATGATAAGGTGGATGCTGACTTCCAGATGCCTTCTACTGGTCCCGAACTGACCGTAGAATACGTTGACCAACCCGCTCCTTTCTGATATAATTGGGGAAGGTAAAAAATGTGCCTTCCCTTTATGATTGATTCAAATTTTACTATTACTATGACTGAAAACACAAATACTAATGGTTTCTGGAAATACAACGAAGATAAAATCCTGAAACAACTTGAAGAATATATTGCTGGCACTTATAATCAGCATTATGTTGATAGGACTGCTGGTGGAACAGAACAGACACTGGATAAAATCAAACATAATCGTCGTGAAGGTTTCTGTGCTGGCAACATTACTAAGTACACTGATCGTTATGACAGCAAAGGAACTCCTCGTGCTGACTTGTTCAAAGTTTTGCACTACACTATTCTTTTGATTAATCATCTCAACCTTGTTGAAAACAAGTGAAACTCCAAAACAAAACTATGAAACTTTCTGATAATACTCTTGCTCTTCTTAAGAATTTTGCTGGTATCAACAACTCTATTCTTGTGAAGCAGGGCAATCGTCTTCGTACCATTTCTGTCGCCAAAAATATTCTGGCAGAAGCAGAAATTACTGAAGAATTCCCCCGTGATTTTGCGATTTATGATCTTAATCAGTTTTTGAATGGTCTTGGACTTCACAATGATCCTGATCTGGACTTTAAAGAAGATTCTTATCTGAGCATCAAAGAGGGTAAGCGTCGTGTCAAGTATTTCTTTGCCGACCCAAATGTGATTATTTCTCCTCCAGATAAGGATATTCAACTCCCTTCTCAGGATGTTTGTTTTCAACTTGATAGTGTTACTTTGGAGAAACTTCTTAAGGCAGCTGCAGTTTATCAACTTCCAGACCTTTCTGCAATTGGTGAAGCGGGTGTAATCAAACTCGTGGTGCGCGATAAAAAGAATGATACTTCTAACGAATATGCCATTGTAGTCGGTGAAACTGATTCTGAGTTTGCTTTCAACTTCAAAGTGGAAAATATCAAGATCATTCCTGGTGCCTATGATGTGATTGTGTCTTCTAAACTTTTGTCACAGTTTACAAATTCTAAGTATAATTTGAAGTATTATATTGCTCTGGAACCCGATAGTACTTTTGCTTGATGGAATTTCTCCTATATCTTTCCCCAGAATCCACAGAAATTTATCAAATGATTTCTCGCAGGATTAAGGTGGTTGAAAACTCACCTATCTGTCAAAAGTATGACATTTATGGGTGGTTTAATCCTAATCAGAAAACAATGGTTTTTTGTACAGATAGAATTGTTTCTAGGGATAATGTAAAACATTACATAAACGAAACCCTATTACATGAATCTGCTCATTTGGCACAATATTGTAAATACAAATCTATTGCTCCTTTAGGTATTTCTGATTCTAAAATACAACTTTCTTCTCGAAGGAATCAAGATGTAGAATCTGCAGTAAAAATATCGGGATCTTCAGTTAGGCAGATTGAACGGGAAGCATTTTGGATGGAAGATAAACCTAACGAAGTTAAATATGTACTCCAAAAGTATTGTTTCTGATGAACATCTTTGTAACTAACGAATTTCCTGCTGAGTCAGCAATTTGTCTTCCTGACAAACATATAGTGAAGATGCCTCTTGAATGCTGCCAGATGCTCTCTATTGTTGCATCCAAATGGTATCACAACTATGGTACTCTTCCCAAAGCAGACGGAACCTCCTATGCAACCGAGAAGGGTGCCTTTCGCAATCACCCATGTACTCAATGGGCAGCAGAATCTATTCATAATGCATACTGGTTGATTAAGCACGGGATGAACCTTTGTGATGAGTATACTCTGCGATATGGTAAGCAGCATTCGTGCTACAATACTCTTGTTGCCGC